ACCCCTTAAAATCAGCCCCTGTAATTTTGTTTCGTGGTGAAGCTACACGGGCTATTTTCTTTTGTTTTGCTGAGTAACCTTTCTTACCTTTTGGCATTACTTCTTTACCTTCTTCTTCTTTTTCTTCTTAGGCTTAGACTTGTACGCACCCATTCCGTAACCCATAACAGACTCCTTATTTACCTTTGTGGACTTTTTGGACTTCAAAGTTTGCAGACTTAGACGCACCCTTGTGGGGCTTATACCCGCCTGCAGGATCTTTCATTAACTTGTAACTGTTACCGCTTTTCATCCAGTGGTAACCTTTTGGTGCTGAGACTTTCATTTAGGCATCCTTACTTCTTTACCGTTTTGAAAATAACGTATACCGTCTCCGTCACCTTTTACGTCAATACTTTGGCTCATGTCCGCAACAGGCAAGCCTTTTCCTTTGGACAAATCTACACCACCTGCCGTGTAACCCGCAGCAGCGCCTCCAACACCAGCTTTACGTTGGCCTTCACGGTACGTTCGCTGGCCTTTGGTAGCTTTTTCACTTTGTTTTTGACCAGCTGTCTTTTTAGACTTCATGTCTTTGATGTGTTTTTTTGCTTGTTTAATAACATCATCAGAAAATTCTCTAGCGGCAGCTATAGCTCCACTGTCTTTTATCATCTTTGCTGCTCGTAAAACTATTGCTGTTGGCATGACTATCTCCTTACCAGTTTTTGCAAGACCAGTATCTTGCGGTTAGTTTACTAGGCTTGTTTGTGTCACACTTGTGCCTAGCCCTGAATGACTTACGCCGTGCTGGTTGATCTTTCTTAATCGTCATCTTAGCGTCACCAAACCGGATAGTCTTGGTCTTGTCGCCTTCCTTGGCTACCACCACGTACTTCTTGGTTGGGTGATTAGGAGTCCGCTTCGGCTTGTTGTACCCGCTTACTCCCGCTCGCTCCAGCTTTGGATCCTTTTTCTTGGGCATTAACTTTCGCCTTCAAGCTGTCTAATTGTGTTTGCAAACTGTTGATCTTGTCCTTCTGTTCCTTGAACGCTTGGTTGACTTGGCCGAACAGGCTGTTGAGTTCTGTCTTGGTCATTAACATTTTCTTTACCTTGTATTTCTCTTTGTTTTAACAAACGGTCTGCTACTTTTAATCGACGTTCAAATTCTTTGTCGTCTTCGTTACCTTCTCTTAGGTTACGTGTAATAGCGTTAATGCGTTCAATTTCTAGCTCTTGAGGTGCAAGCTGAGCTTCAATAGAGTACTTGTCTGCACGGGCCTGAGATTCGGCTGACTGTCCTACAAGAGCTGCTGTTTGTGCCTGCTGGAACTCCAGTTGTGATTGCTGTGCAGCCATAGCCATTTGTTGAGCTTGTGGGTTAGGCTGGTTAGCTTGTTGCATCGCTGCAATGAGTTCTTCGCGGTTAGACAAGTTCATGTTGTCTATGATGCTCTGGATCAACACAGGGTACAAAGGACTGTCTTGCTGCATTGTTTGTAGAAGCTGTACAAGCTGAGTAACCTCGTACTCACGAGCAATGATGCCCAGAGTGCTGGTAGGAATAAACTTGTAGTCTGCTACAGGGTAGTTCTCAGGGTCAAACTGCATGTACCGATGTGCAGCTTTGGTTACAAATGGTAACAGGAAAGACTGCTGGAAGTTAATCAGAGTGCGTTTATGCCGTTTAATAATAGCCCCAAGAGACATAGAAATACCAGCGGCAGTAGCTTCACCGTTAACACTGCCAGCAATTCCTGCTGAATCAACCGCTCCTGTAGCTTGTTGGACCATCTGCTGAAGCGACGCGGCTTGTGCAAACGTAATCTGCCCAACCTGACCAAAGTTAAACGGTTGAAGTACTTCACGGGGATCTCCGTTAGTTAAAATCATTTTGCCCGGTCGGACTTCGGGCTTAGCCCCTCTAGGAAGCCGTGTAGCGTCTACAGCTATCATTGGGTGGATTGTGAGGCTCAGGGCGTCTATTCTTGCTCGAAGCTCTGTATCAAGCGCCTTCTGGCTGTTGTAGCCTTTCTCGCAAACACCACGACCCCAGAAACGTCCGGGTACAACGTCCCAAGGAAACGCCACTATAGGACGGTCGTTCATCATGTACGGATTGGCTTCAGCCTTAAGTAGAGTACCGCCGTTAGCGATAACTACGATGGCTTCAACGTACATGGAATCTTCTTCTACATCTACGCCTTCTTCTTCCAAAAGTTGACGAGGCACGAGACCGTAGTACTTAGTTAGCCGAACTTTGTCGTCGTTGTAGATTGTCAGGTCTTGATCGGGTTCCAAGTCTGTATCTGCGGTTGCAGATTCAATAAACGCGTCTCGATAAATGTTTTGCTCTTGTAGTAACTCAACGCTGTGCTTACTAACAAACTCGTCGACAGCTACACCGTAAGCGTCTTCCACTGACGTAGCCACAGGATCAATCAAAAAGTTTTGTGGCAGAACTGGCTTTAGCTTTACAACAACACGTTCAGTAACGTTAACACCAACAGCCTGAAGGTCACCGCCCATGATTGGCTCAGTTGCTGGGGCCATCTCTTTTATTTCTTCTAAAACTACTTCACCGATTCCTGTACCAAAAACTGCAGCGTTAATAAGACATTCTGCTACTGCTTTACGAACTTTACAAACTTCAAAATCTTCGGTTAGTTTTTTTCGCAGGTACAACATGTCCTGTTTTTGTGTGTCGTTTACGTCGTCTACGATGTCAAAAAACTTACCACGACCAAACGTAGCTTCTTCTAGTTCTGCGACGTTAGACTCTACGGCTTGTTGCAAGGCAGGTGAAATAATGCGAGAACGCTCTGAGTTTCGTTGAGAATCGTTTGGATCCCACTGACCACGCCACAAACGGTAGTACTCTTCGAAACGCTCTTCGTAGTTTGACTCGTAGTAATCTCGCCAGTCTTCACACTTTGTCATTACCCACTCTTCCAAGGACTCTTGGATCATCAGTGGGTCTGGGCTGTAAATTTCATCTGCCATGTTAAGTTCCTTAAATCACAGCAACACAGTACCCTAGTGTAAAAAACACCAAGGCGCTGATTGCGTATATTCCGTAAGTATTGAACGGTCTAAAAACTTCAGGTGAGTTTATGTTTTTTGTAAACTCTTTCCAAAATAAACTCATGTTAGTACCCTGCTATTACGTCTAGNACTTCGTGGTCGTCNATTTCGTAGTCGTAGTCGTACGCTACTTGTGCTAACTGATCTATGTACGCTAGCGCGTCAACTAAGTCGTCGTGTGTTAGTGCGTCTGGAAACTGAAACAGTTGATCTAAAAATCTGCTGTTCCACTCACCTTTGTTTAAGCTAACGTACCCGTTTTCAAACCGTCCTTGTAAAGCCCACATAACCCTGTCAGTTTTCTTTCGGTTACCGTGGGTTAGTTCTTCTACCCTAAAAAATGTTCCGTACCGTTTCATCAAGTCTGCTAGAGGAGACATTACAGCTTGTTTGGCAATTCCTTTTTCAATACCAACACTGACGGGTTTGTAATCTCTAACGGCCTGAAATATCTTGGTGGCAGTCTCGTTAAGGCTCCACCGCCCATGTATAATGTTGTCAACGTACCAACCATCAGGACTAACTTTAACAACAGCGATTGCGGTTTCATCTAGTTTAGTGTTCTTAGTTCGTTTTTTGTTTACGTCTTCAAATCCTGCGAGGTCGACAGCAATGTAGTAGTCACCTACGTCTGGTTCTTCTCCGAAGGAGACCCAATCTTCTTTGAACATTTCGGAGCCTCTTGCTTCAAACGAGGCCATAAACTCTTGTCGGAAGGCGTAACTCGACATGGACTTCTTTGCCGTATCAATTTCATCAGGGTCGAGGATGGGGTTGTCGTAACTGGTAAAGTGCCACCCCTTGTAAGTTTCATCGTCACCTAGCTCCGCAAGTTTGTACAGTTCGTAGAAGTGGTTCCTGCCCATAGGCGTACCTATGAACATCGCTGATCCCTTTTGGTCAGCCAGTGCTGGACGGAGGATCTGCTCCCATACGTCAGGCTTCATGTCTGCGTACTCGTCCATTACGAGAAACTTCAAGGACACACCACGCATTGTCTCTGGCCTGTCGGCTCCTTTGAGACTAATCGTGGCCCCGTTGACCAGCCTGATCTGCAGGTTGTTAATGTGTGATCCTGCAATCACAGGGTGTCCTAGCTCCATCAAGGTCTGCCACATGATGTCACGGGCTTGTCCCTGAGTAGGCGCAACGTAAAACACTTGCCCTTTGTCGGACTGTAGGGCGTTAATAATTAACATCCAAGCTGCTAGTCTGGACTTCCCTGTCCGTCGTCCTGCAGCAACTACTTTGAACCGTGTTGGATCAGAGTAGACTTCTTGCTGCCACGGCAGTAACTGTACGTTTAAGTCAGTCAATTACGCACCGTTAAAGTTTACAAAGGTTGCTGGTTGTTCCAACAGGTCAAACGTTACAACAAACTCCATATCCCCAGCAGCAGTAGTGTACGCTTTGATAACGTCACCAGCCTGAAGAACAAATATAGCAGACCCGTCTAACAAAACGTAGTCCTTAGCTGATACGTTACCACCACCTAAGATGTCTATACGAGTACTGTCTGCTTTGTCTACGTAGATACCAGCGCCGTTAGTAGAACCACCAAGGTTACTAACAAAAAGCATAGTCCAGTGTGCCACGTACCCGTTAGGTACAGTAACGATAGTAGACTCGTCCGTAGTAGTTACGTTAGCGTTCTTGGTGTACAGCATCAGGAGTACGTCCAGATTACTGGGGCAGAACCCCGTGTGTCTACGTGAATAAAGTCACTAGCGACACCAATCCCAGCGAAACCCATCTCCAAAGCTTCTCTTATAATCGTGTACCGTTGGGCAGCGTTAGTTATTTTGATGTCTGCCGCTATGCCTTGCGCGTGTGTACCCGGTACATCTTTCTTTGCTTCTATTGGGTGCTGGGCTGATCTAAAGCCGCTAGTGATAACAAAAGGAAAACCACATCTGTCCCTAAGTTCATCTATTTTTTCCATAAACTCAGAGTCCATCTGGTTTTCACCAGTGTGTTGACAGTTAAATT